AACAGCGACTTAGCTAGCTTCTTGCTTTCTTCATCGTTCTTATCCACTCCCTCTCTCCATACAGAAGATGCAAATTCACAAATTGGACAATGCTCTCCGTAATTACGCTTAGGGCACACGATCCCACCTCTATGTTCTCCTACATTATAATGAAAGAACATTTCTTTCAAAGGATCACCATCGTTTGTGGGCACAATACGAATATCTGTATCGCCTTCATCTGGCTTAAACCAGATAGAGTCCCTATTATCACCGCCTTCGCCACGTAGTGTGGCAAGCTTCTTTCTCATTAGTTCCATATTAATTGACATTAGTTTTTTCTCCTATTTGTTGTTTGTAAAGTATATCAAGCGTTCCTTGATATCTAATGTATCACTCTTGTTCTAGCTTGTCAAGAGTATTATATTGTATTGCGTTAGTATGGGCAACGCAAAACCCAAAGTCTTTCAATTTTGTTTCATAAATCGCATATGAATTTTTTCTAAAAGCATTTTTTGGTTTATCTTTTAGAAGATCTACTAATTTTTTATGTAGACCAGCCTCTCTTTCTAATCTTTCTTCATTTATACACAGATAATAACACAATTCGCGAGGCATGTCAAGCTCAAAAAGCCATTTTTCTTCAAGAGTGTTCATATCTAGTAATCCAACAGAACGTATCCTATTGATAGTGTTAGGTTTAGATACATTTCCAATGTGAGGCTCAGTGTGGGCAAAATAATTAATATAGTGGGCACAAGAAAAAATGGTTTCGTTCAGAGTATCATAGTAATTTTTAAGATTTATATTTGCGTGTGTCTTTTCAATGTTTTCGTTAGAAAAAGTAGTAAATGTATTAAATTTTCCAGAACGAGCATACTCTTGTAAGACGCCAAATGTTGTGTTTTCGATTTGTTTTGGCAAATCTGATAGTAACTCCGTATCTGGCTTAACGTACATTAGATCTATTTTTTTATCCCTAATTTGACTGAGAATGCCAAGACTATAAATAGAACTTTTTGAGGCACCCACTACAAATACTTGCACATGTTGTTTAAGATCTTTAAAGAATTTTTTAAGATCTGGAATGTTGTGCTCATATTCCTCTATGTCCTCGAAAACATCTAATTTAAATTCATTTTCAGTATTCTTCTCCACAGCGCTGTTAAGGGTATAAACATCATATTGTGGAATGTTATCAAATTTTTTAGCGATTTTAGATGCACCTCTGCCAATACCAATAATTGAAATCATATCTCTACCTTGCTTAAATTATAGTAATCTTTTCCACCTCTAATAGAGGATTTATATCCATCTTCAAAAACGCTTCGGATTTCAAAAATTATGTCACGGTCATCATCACAATAATCAATAACTATCTCATCATGTAAAACGTGTGATATGTATGACTTACGAGAAGATAAAAGCACGTCAATTTCAACCGCTTTTTCTAAAACACGATCAGCAGTGGTGCTTTGAATTAAATAGTTAAATGCTTTTCTCTCTTCAACTTTGATTTTTCTACCATATGGTGTTGTGACATACTTCCCATCATACCACTTTTTAAGAACTTTTTCGCGATCATAGTAACTTGTTTTAATATCTTTTGAGCTTGGATCATACAGCCACGCAAAAAATCGAACTTTGGCTTCTTCACGCTCAATCTCTTGTTCAAATAAGTGTCTAGCATTCCATTCATGGATATCTTCATCTGGCTGCGCTTGCCCACAGAGATCAAGCAGTGTTCTAATTTCGGCACCATTATAATCCAAGCTAATAAACAAGTCGTTGTTTGGCTTAATAATACTTCTCAATTCTTTTTTCAAAGTTAAAATCGGGAAAGAATTAGAGTGTGTCGTTAGACGACCGGTTACAGTTCCAAATAAGTTATAATCAATATAATTATAGTTTTTTATGAGTTCATTGATTTTTTTTCTATTTGATGTTGATGCAAATAAGTGACGACACTCAGTTGAATTGAGATTTAGTTTTTGATACTTGATTTTATGTAAAAGTTTTTGCACCTTGTTAAGATGGTCGTAGCAATCTGGTTTTTCATAATTTTCAAAAACATGTTTAGTAATTTTATTTTTTATCTCACAAAATTCCATTAATGAGTCTTTTGGTATTAAATCAAATATACAATGATCATGAAAATTTATCTTTGCGATCTTAAATGATTTATAAAACGCATTCATTTTGCGATCAATTTTTTTGAATTCATTAAGCAAATCATCAGGCGCTGCATCGTGAAGCGACTTTCCATTTGTCAGCAACCAAGCGTATTCAACCGTGTCGTCATTAATAGAGCCAGTATATTTCCATGTCTTTTTTAGATTACTTGGAAAGTTTTCAAAATGTAACTGGCCGTTTTTATAAATACCAACGCATTCGGACTTATCATCAAGAGTTTGAAAATACATGTGGTTTCCTATTCAACTCTCATTCTAGCACGAAATGCCAAGTCTGTCAAGGAACCTTCCTGATCATATGGTTGAGAAATTATGTGTTCAAAAATAGAAATAGCCTCTGGAAATCCTCTACTCCTAGCAATTGAACTTAATTGTCTTTTTAATTCAATTTTTTGATTTTCGGTAAATAAAATATCTTCTTCCAAAAACCTCAGTGTGCTGTACGTATTAAAGAAAAAAACATTAGAATATAATTTCATTATATCGTTTAAGGAGTAACTTAATGGTACAACTACTGACGATTTAAACTGGTTGGTGTCTGCGCATAAAACAGTTTCGATATATTCTCTTCTGACAGCGTTGTAGATATCCAATAAGATAATTGGAAATTTTTGATAAAAATCGATATGTGCGGGCTTATAAACTGTTTGGAGTAAAAAGTCTGTTGATGTTTGACCAAAACCCGGGGTGCTGGCACAATATTTTATCATTTCAGAGGAACCTATGTCTGCTACCAGTGTGCCCGGATTATTTAAATCAACCAAAAATCCATATGATCGGCAAGCATTAAGAAAAAATTTCCAATTTTTGCTTCTTTTAAAATTGATAATTTTTAGTTCATCATTAGTTTTGTTTTCCAAAGATAATTCAATAACAAGACCACTAACATTCATAGGGCATATTTTGTTTTTCAAAAAAGCAGTATATGTTATAGGATTTTCTCTCGCTATATTTTTCGCAATTATTAAAAACTCACGCATAAAATTATCAAAATTGTCTACTTTAATATTATTACTTAGAAAACTTTGCACTATAACAGTTCTCAAATTATCATAATGTTTATTGTATAAAATTGTTGGATTTTGATAGCCCTTTTTGGGTTTTAAAGCAGTTAGATAAGGATCGTTCAATGATATTTCATTTGTCAATCTTTTGGTTTCAAACTTCATCATTAAATCATTGAATGCCCGGGCCACAAACCCAAGCACTTGAATATCTGGATTGTCGTCGTCAATACCCACCAATTGTCCACTCTCAGGATTTATTTCAATAGAAGTATAATTTCTTGCAACTCTACCATATAGAAATTTTTCTGTCAAATGAAAATCGATTAAATTATTATAATCACTTTCGATCATTTCAACTTTGTAAATAACCGACTTATTATAAAGCCTGTTTGATTTATCGTTGTTTGAAGTTTTAAAAAATGCAGACATTTAAAGTTTCCTTATTATATATTCGTATTTTCAGAAATAGGGCTTAGATTCATTGATTCGGTTGCTTGGCTTTTTGAACGTGTGCGCTCGGCTCTACATTTTTTTCTTCTGCCTTTTTCAACATTATCATTTACCTTTGTACTTACACCAGAAACTTTATCTTTTGATTCAATTTCAGAAACCCAAGCGGCATATATTGATGAGCTAGCTTCTCCAATACCAAAAAAGTGTTCTGACTTAACAATCATAAAATATCCCCCGATTCCATATTGACTTAAATCGTATTTATCAAAACTTTGACCATTACTAGAAGCTGAATTACTACTTGGCGAAAAACCACGTGGATCCACAAACAAATATGTTCCCGGGAGCGCATTAGGAAAAGAAAATGTATCAATGTTAACATTATATACCTCTCTCAGTTGTTGCAATCCATCGTAACCTTCTTGCTCAAACCTAACCTCTTTTAGTCCAGTTGATTGAACTCTTTCTAGTCTTATGTTTTTTACAATGCCTATATCTTTCCCAAGAACATAATGAAAAATTCCGTTATCTAAATCAGTCCTATAATTTCCAACCATTAAGTTTTTAGGGCGAGAGCGTCCGGCGTAAAATAT